AACGATGGTCAATTTGTAATAAAAAGTGAGTTATTAACAGGGGGAAAACCCGTTCCTTTTGGAAATATTCAACCTACAGAAGACCCTGAGTCTATGTGGGCTGAAACTAAAATTGTATTAGGACAAGAAGGTCCATCCGCAATAGTTGGTGGTGGTTTTATATCTCTAGCTCAAAAAGGAATTAGGAAATCTATAGAAAAACAAACTAAACGGAACGCAGACCGTTTAGAAAAAGGTGATTTAGATCTTGAAAATTCAGGTGTTTTTAGTAGAACAGGAAGAGTTGCAAAATTAGCAGCTATTTCTGGTATAGCGGAAGCGGTAGCAGAAGCTACTCGACTTTATACAGGAAAATTAACAGGTCGTAACCCTAGACTGTCTGATACTCAAATTTGGCAAAAATCTGGGCTTGCAGGAGTGTACGCTGCGGGAGGAGAATTTACAGGAGAACTTGTTATAAAAGCCTTCGGTAAAGTAAAGAATATGTTTACTGGGGAAAGACTTCCTGAAACACTCCTTGCGCGATTACGAGCGAGTGGTGAAATATTAAAAAGAAAAAAAGCAAGATTAAGGGAAGAAAAAGGTGAAGCTGATCTCGACATATCTCAAACTTTGCTTAACGAATATGCAATAGATGCAGGAGGAGAAGTAGGAGAAGAAATCTTTTCTTTAGGTGATGTAACCCAAGATAAGTCATTACAAGCTATTGAAAACAATCTTTTGCAAATTATGGATAGAGGGTCAGAAGGGTATATAGCTCTTAATCGTCTCTTAAATAACCAAGGTAACGCTTTAGACCGTTACTATGAAGCAATTAATATTCGATTAGGTCCAGACCAAGAGCTGGGTCGCGAAGCTTTTAATGAAATTGTTAATCGAATAAAACGTGAAAGAAGACAAAAACAAAAAGAAGCCGTAGAAGAAGATATTTACGGTATTGAGCAACAGCTTGACTTAGAAGAAATAATTCCTGGAACTCGTCCTGACGCTCCTGTTTCTGATTTAACAGACTCAGTTCAAAAAATAGTCGAAGGTGGAAGGATTGACTACCCTGAGTATACTTCTGAAATAATGACCATGTATCGTCAGTACACTGATCCGATACGAGAAGAGTATAAGGAAGTATTTGATAAAGTAGTAGCTGACATAGACGGTAATGATTTTAAACCTTACGAAGAAAAACTCGTTACCTTACCCAAATATGTCAGTAAGCAAGTCCAAAGTATGGTCAGAGCTAATAAGCCTGAAGATAGAATCTTTAGCACAACTGATGATGAAGAAGTTGCACAAATAATGAGAACGATTTTACAAAATCGTGCCGATGAAGGTATTAGTATTGAATTATTAACTGCTCCTCAGCCTTTTACAGAACAACGACGAGTTTCAGTAAGAGAGTTACAACAAACAATAGACGGTTTAGAGGATCTTTTTAGGTCTCATCAGAACCCAGTGGTAAGGAAAGAAGGTAAAAAATTAATAGATGGATTGGTAGAAGCTAGAGAAGATGCTTTTAGAGTTCTTTATAAAAAAATGACAGGAGCAAAAAGCGCACCCACTCTTAAAGGTAATCCGAAAGGGTACGAAGAAATGTTAAACACTATCGGCGGCGATGTTGTAGACATAAAAAGACGAATAAAAGAAGCACAAGATGAAACCGACGGTGCATATATTTATCAAATCGCTACTAAAGAACCCAGTGAGTTAGGTGCTTATGTTCTTAACAGTAAGCCTTCTAACTTAGAAGGACTAACAAAAGTTCTTAGTCAAAGCCCAGAAGGATTACAAAAACTCCAACAAATGAGACAACTTGTTTTTGATGCGCTAGAGCGAGAAGTAAGCGGGGATGGTGCAACTCGAGTACAACAAGCTGATCGGCTTCGTAAATTGTCAAATCGAAATAAAGAACAATTTGAAATTTTATTTCCAGACACTGAGTTTAATCCAAAACAGTTTGCAAAATTAAGACAAGATTTACAAAATAAAGAGGGAATACTTCGTCAAGTAAACGCTTTACTTGAAGGTATGGTTAATCCAGAAACAGGTGAAGCTATAGGAAGCCCAATAGAACTTGTTGATCTCTATATGAATATGAGTCAGAAACAAAAACAAGATTTTAGAGGAACAGATGCGTTTTACAAATTACAAGAACTTTCTAAATTAGCAGACCAAGAACCTAATTTAAGGACTGCATTTAAAACTGACCTTGAACGTAGAATGCGTAACCTTATGGGGTTAGATGCAGACACTGCGCTGACTCGTGGAGAAGTATTTAGAAAAGCAAGCACTCGCAGCGAAAGTGGTTTTGATTTAAATGAATTAGAAAATATGTTTTTAATTCCTTATCAAAACGAAAAGTCGCTGGCAGACGACTTAGGTCTTATCGTTGGAAAAGAAGACGCTTTAGAATATGCTAAACATCTAAGAAATTTTGCTAGACGTGCAAGAATATTAACTCAAAAAGAAAAACCAAAACCAGGAGATCCTAATAAACTGCAAACTATTATGGAGCATGCAGCAGAAACAGTTACTAATGTTCGTAAAGGTGTTTTTGGTCAACTTTCTCGAGCAGGGTATAGAAGTCATTTGATTTTAGGGCAACTTGGTCCAAAAGTAGCAGACCACTTAGCTATTATTTTCGCAAATCCTAAAAAACTAGATGAGTTTATGAAAGTTTACGATAATAAACGTGTCCCCCTTAACGATGTTCAACGATTAATTGCTCAAATCGCACTTGGCCGAGCAGGAGCTGAGGACGTAGAAGAAACAGAAGTTGAACAGTTTAGAAAAAAAGTTTCAGAAGAATTCGATCTTCCTAGATTCGAAGTATTTATAAAAAACATGTACGGCAGACAGTAATTATGCAAGTAAAATTTTTTCAACCTCCTGTAACGAATATTCCACGATTAAGAACCGACGTTGAACCGCGTAAAATGTTTGGAGGGGGTGGGGTAGGTAATTTTAGTTTCGGTGACTTTTTTGGAAGTAATCCAGGCGCAGGGACAGGTTATTATGAAGAGCCTCAACAATTTGTAGATGCTGCTGAGGAGATTACTACAGAACAACCCAGTTCAGGGCTCAGCCCAGCGCAGATAAAACTATTAGAACAAGGTAACTTACAAACCCAAGACCTTGGGTATATGACAGCTGCGCAAAATAATGCGTATGGAAATGAAGTAGGCACTATCGAGATTCCTGAGTTCCCTGGTTCTGGGCAAAATATACCTATAAACATGCCTACCCAACCCACCGCACCTACTGAAACAGCCCCACCAGTCGCACCAGATACTGGTCCTACTACGCTTGAACAAATAATGGCAGCAGAACAATGGTTCAGCACTAACAATGTTGGGTTGCCGTATTCTAGACAAGATTATGATTCAGATGAAGCGTATTTAAATGCATTAAACGGATACATTAGTAGTTATGTCCCACCTGAAGAAGTTGTTGCGACAACAGAACCCGTTATTGCAGACCAAACTACAACAGCCCCAGTTACCACTCCAACGACAGAAGCTGATCGCATAGAACAGTTACTGGATCCTGCACAGTTACGCGAGATGGGTTATATGACCCAAGAAGAAATTGCAGAAATGGGGTATATGACTCCTGAACAAATGGCTGAACAAGGCTACATGAGTCGTGCAGAATTTGATGAATATTTAGCCCAACAAACCCCAGGATTAACTTCTGATGAAGTTCAAAATATTATTGATCAACAAGATTACGATACTACGTTTGATGAACTTACAACTAAACTAGATGATTTAGATACAAAATACACAAGCGCACAATCTCAATATGATGCAGATGCTACTCAAGCTCAAATAGATCAAACTAAAGATGAGATGAATACATTTTTTACAAATGCTCAACATAGCGGCCCACGGACAGGATCTACTTCTCAGTTTACTAAACAACCTAGCTATATTTCAGGCTCTTCTAATCCGATGGCGAGTTTAATAAAGTCTCAAAGAGAAGCTACTGGTCAAGATCCTTATAGCCATTATTACAGTAGTTTCACGCCTTCTTACTCAGATTTTAATGAGCCTATCTCTGCAGAAGAATACGGAAAAAGATCAGGACCGAAGAGTTTTGAGTATCCTAACCCGTTCACACAAGGAGCGGCTAACGGAGGGGCTACTGCTAATTTTAAACAACCAAGTTTTATGGAACATGGTGGTGGTGTTGGCCAACCAAACAACAACCAAGGTGGACTGGATTCATTAAATTTCCAAACTAATGTAGATCCTTTTCAACGTGCTTTTAGACCTAATGTGAAGAGGAACTAGTTATGCCAGAAAACAGAATGGATTCGTTACGTGCTCATTTAAGAATGGCCCCTGGAATGAAAAACGGAGGGGTTCCTAGATATTATCAGGGAGGTAGCCAAGGTGGTGTACCTCCGATGATGCCTCCTCCTCCTCCTGCAGTACCTAGTGTGGGCGGTGGTCTTCCAGGTGTAGCTGATAATATGAGAAACTCTATGCCTCCAGCAAGACCTATGCCTCCTCCACAGGGGCCTCCTCCACAGGGTGCAGGTCCAATGGGGCCTCCTCCACAGGGTGCAGGGATGATGACCGGAATAACTCCAGGAGAAGGTGAACAAGTTAATGATCTTCTTGCCGGATTAGACCCTGACGCTAGAGCTGGGATGATGGGAACAATAGAGCAAAGTGAAACCCCTGAAGAAATGCTGCCCAATGCGATAGCCTCTAGTGTAGCTGCTGTTGCTGACTCAAGAGAAGGGATTATAGCTATGTTTGCCCAAGCTCAAGATCAAGCTCTGAATATTTTTGATTCAATGATGGGAGCCCAATCAGGAATGTCTGAAACAGATATGGGTATTATGGATCTTCTTAGCGGGGGTGGAGAAGAAATGAGTATAGCTGATGAAATCAATATGTCTTAACTTAGCCAGTCTTTCCATTTTTCATCGCCTAAAACTTCTTGGGCGAGGTTTAATTTGTTTCTTAAGGCTTTGACAATGTTTTCGTCTACGGTTTGAGGTGAAACTAAATCAACGTAGGTCACTTTATTAACCTGTCCTATGCGATGTGCGCGGTCTTCGGACTGCAGACGTTTCTCTAAGTCGAAATTGTTTGAATAATAGATTACATTTTGCGCTTGAGTCAGTGTAATCCCGTAACCTCCTGTCTGAGTATTTCCTACAAAATATCGTAGTTCTGACTCTGGGTCTTGGAAGCGTTCGATAACGCTTTCTCTTTCATCATCTGGGGTATCCCCGTAGTAACTCGCTACGCAGTCAGGCCCACCTAGTTCCTGTAGAGTCTCTAATATCTCTTTAATGTTGTGTCTGTAGTTTGCCCAGATAATAATCTTCCCGCGCATCTCTCCTATCACGTTTATCAATTCATCCAGTCTATTGTTCTCTATCGGTATCTCAGTTCCTTCATCTGTCTTCGTATACCCGCAGACTATTTGGTGCAGTCTAAGCATCTGGGTTAAGACATTGTTCACTGAAACTTGTTCCATCTCACCTAGTTCTGCTATAGCGAACTCTTTTAATTCACCGTAGATCTTCTTCTGTTCTGGTGTAAGCTCAACTTCTCTGCGAAGATAAACTTTGTCTGGTAGATCTAGGCAGTCTTTCTTTAGAACACGATAAGAAAACTGGTCTACTCGTTGAGAAAGCTCTTCTAGATTCTGGTATCCGACTACTTGTCTGAAAGATCTCGCTCCGAACTGGCGTTTGACAACCTGTCCGTAGTGATTCTGAAACGAATAGAAAGAACTAAATCCTAATAGACTTGGAGAGAGAACCTCGGTCTGTGAATACAGATCTAGGGGAGACTGCGTAATAGGAAACCCTGTAAGAATGCGACGGTATTTAGAATTATTAGCTAATTTGATAAGAGCTTTCGTTCTAGCTGCTTTCGGATTCTTTATAGTAGTAGACTCGTCAATCGCTAAGAGCGTCTGGTGAGATAGAATAAAGTTTTCTGCAAATTTAAATCCTTTCTTAGTGCTAAACGCTTCTACGTTCATTACTAATATCTTTAGTTCATTAGTAACTTCAAACAGATCAAGTAGCTTTTGCTTCTGTTCTTTCTTAGGTGAAGGAAACCAGACCCCTAGCCTATGTGTTATATACTCCGGTAAATGTATCGGTAACTCTCGTTCCGACCAGTTCCTGTAGACTCCTTTAGGAGCTACGATAACGACCGCATTAATAACTCCTTTGCTGTAAAGAATAGCAAAATTGTCTATTAAGACTTTTGACTTACCTGTGCCCATTTCCATAAAGAACGCGTAATGCTCTTTGTTCCAAGCTTTTAATAACGCGTCTTTCTGATGAGCATACGGTTCAGTTTTAAACTCGTATTTCATCCAAATCCTTTCTAAGTTCTACGGTAAGAATAATATAGAGAGAGAAGAATTTATATGAAAAAGTAAACTTTTTCTCATGGCCTTCTTTTCTTTCTAATAACTAATAGCTTTTCTATTAAAACAGACTCACTGTAAAATCCCTTACAGAACAACTCTTTAACCCTATATCTATTAGTTCTATTACTCTATTAGACGATTCTGTTAATTTTTTTAAAAAAAGTAAAATTCTACAGATAAACTATATAACTAATAGATAGCTCGTTTCCAACCACAAGTGAGCCACGCTTGATTCCAGGGTCGAGTCAACCCTTGGTTGTATTCGCTACTAAAGCGGTATAACCGACCGCCGTCCTATCACCTTATTATTTATACCCGTAGTATTTGCGTTCAGCGAAATCACCTACAGCGACGTTATTTATACCTGTAGTATTACTCTTCCAGCTCTTCGTCTGGTAACTCCATATAACAATCTTGCCCACATTCAGAGCATTGCATCACATGAGCCTCAAACACTCGCCAGTAGGGGCTTTCACAGGTGGGGCATACTAATCCGACCTTCTCTTCATCCTTTACTAGATCAACATCTTCTGGAAAATTAATAATATTATTTGTCACACAGACTCCAAAAAAACCTATAGCACTATTATACGAGCCTGTCGTTACGAATAGAAATGCTTATATCCCACAGCAACATTTCTCATTCCAGTAGTAACAATAAATACCCCTTTACTTTCCAAGGACTTATCCCTTAGACTAAAAAAGTTCGTATAAAGGAGAAAGAAGAATGACTGTATTTGTAGTTCAGGAAGTTCTTGGACGCAATTTAGCACCAGCCATGAAATTCGGGAAGTTGCAGCTTTTACTAGGAGCTAAGACTAACCTTATGTTAGGGACAACTAACGTAGTTCGTGAGTTAAAGAAACATCTTATAGACTTTAACGATGACGACTATTTGTTGTTAATGGGAGACCCAGCAGCTATTGGATTAGTTTGCGCAGTAGCAGCCCAGCACAACGGTGGGAAATTTACCGTACTGAAATGGGATCGACAAGAGGCGATGTACTACCCAGTGTCGATAGATGTCCACGGTTACAGCCCCCCTAAAGAAAAACTAGGAGAACTCCATGTCTGATAAAGAGCTAAGTTTCGAGGAACTTACAGGAACATCTACTGTCGAAGAGTGGCAGCAAGAAGCCTCGGATACTGAATTATCTAAAGTATCCGCTAAAGCTCAAGAGCAGCTAGACCTTGAAAAAGAAATAGCTGATCTTGAAAACAAGCTAAAGGAAACAAAAGATCGACACCGCGTGGTGGCTGAACTAGAACTTCCCGAAGCGATGCAGGAATCAAACCTTGCAGAGATTGTATTGACTAACGGATCTAAGATCACGATTAAACCTTTCTATAAAGGATATATATCGGAAGAACATCGGGATGATGCGATGGGCTGGTTAGTTGATAACAATCACGGTAGCTTAATTAAAAACGAAGTTACTTTAAAATTTGGGAAAGACGAAGATGAAAAAGCGACTGCGACTATCGAATCGTTAAAACAACAGGGTCTAGATCCAAACGTTAAACAAGGTGTTCATCCGCAGACGCTCAATGCGTTCATAAAGGAGCAAATCACAAGTGGGAAGGATATTCCTGCAGAAATATTCGGGATTTATGTGGGATCCCGCGCCAACATTAAATAGAGGTTACAATGGCTAATAAACAAGTAGCAGAAAAGAAAGACAGTGAAGTTGCTGTCTACGATACCGACTTGTTGTCGGAGGGTACGGGGCTAGAAGAAGCAAGCAGTAATGACTTCGCAATACCGTTTCTTAGGGTAATCCAAGCAATGTCTCCGCAACTCAAAAAGAGTGACGGTAAGTACATTGATGGAGCAGGACAAGGGATGCTGTTCAATACAGTAACTAATGAAGTGTACGACGGTGACGAAGGCGTACTAATCATCCCCTGCGTATATTCTAAGCAGTGGATAGAATGGGTTCCTAGAACACAGGGTGGGGGGTTCGTTAGCTCTGACCACGATGCATCTATCTTAGAGAAGTGTAGCCGCAACGAAAAGAAAGAGTATATTCTTGATAACGGTAACGAGATCAAAGAGACTGCTCAGTATTTCTCACTGATCGTTAATGACGAAGCTGAACCGGAGCAGGTTCTACTCAGCTTTACTTCATCTCAGCTAGGGTTTTCTAGGCGTTGGAACTCTATGTTGCGTACTGCTAGGGTTAAAAATGCAGAAGGTACTTCTGTTCTCGCACCTATTTTCTCTTACATCTACCGAGTTAGGACTGTTGAACAGTCTAATGATTTAGGCTCGTGGTACGGTGTTACCGCTGAGAGGGAAAAGCCAACTCCGATAGAACTAGCTAGGCTGTCTTTAGACTTTATGAAAGCAGCTAAAGGTGGATCTATTGTAGTTAAACAAGAATCCGGATCTGATGCTGCAGATGACAGCGAGGAAATTCCATTTTAAAAAGTAGAAAGGTGAGCAATGTCGTTAGAAGAGCAGTTTGCCCACCGTTTCGCGGGGCTGAGACACGGTTATAGTGTCTTTACCCCGACGAAGGAAACGCGGGAAGATGGGAAAGCAAAAGGGAATTATGTAACAATATCACAAACGATTACCCAAAAAGAGTTACATGATTTATGGGGTCAACATTTAAAAGGAGAAAAAGGACTTGGCTTAGTGCCAATAGATGAAAACAATAGCTGTGTTTGGGGAGCCATAGATATCGACGAGTTTACTCTCGACCTAAAAGGCTTGGCCAAAAAACTTAAAAAGTTTAAACTTCCTCTTATAGTCTGTCGCTCTAAGAGCGGTGGCGCACATTTATTTCTGTTTGTTTTCGATCCTGTACCGGCTTCGTCCTTGCAGAAGAAACTGCGGCAAGTGGCTTCTGCAATCGGGTTCGGGCAAGCAGAAATATTTCCAAAACAATCTAAGTTATTGTTAGAAAGAGGCGATAGAGGCAGCTCCCTTAATATGCCATATTTTGGGGGAGAGGATTCAACTGGGTATGCATTTGGTGCTAAAGGCGAAGTGTTATCTCCAGATAAGTTCTTAGAATACGCCGATACGTTAGTTCTTACAGAAAAAGAGCTCACTGACTTAGAGGTTGCACCTGTAGTCGAAGACGCCCAATGGCTAGATCAGTCGCCCCCATGCCTAGAGCATTTAATTGCTCAGGGGTTCCCTAAAGGCATGCGGAACTCGGGACTGTTTAATGTAGGCGTGTTCTTGCGTAAGAAATTCCCAGACGATTGGGAAAAGAAACTAGAAGAAATTAATCATAAACATATGCAACCACCGTTAAGTGCCCAAGAGGTGCTCTCGGTAGCAAAACAATTACAAAAGAAAGATTACTTCTATAAATGTAATGACCAACCAATCTCAAGTTTCTGTAACAGTCCTCTGTGTAGGACTAGAAAGTTCGGAGTAGGTGCTTCAGGAGGAACACCGTTATTCAGTAACTTAACGAAACAGAACAGTGACCCGCCTATCTGGTTCTTAGACGTAGAGGGTGGAAGGCTAGAACTTGAGACTGAAGAGTTATTAAACCAGACGAAGTTTCAGCGTAAGTGTATGGATAGTTTAAACATAATCCCACCGAAAGTTCGGGATAATGTTTGGCGATCTATTATACAGCAGCTGTTAGACGTTCTGACTATTATCGAGGTTCCTAAAGACGCGTCTACAGAGGGGCATTTTAACGAGTTGTTAGAAACTTTCTGTACGGAGAGACCGGCTAGGGAAAAGGATGAGATTCTATTGGGTAAACCATGGTCTAATAAAGGTAGAACTTATTTTAGACTCGCGGATCTAATGGACTTCTTACATAGGAAGAACTTTAGAGACTACCCTAGGAATAAGCTCACCGCTAAATTAAAAGATTTTGGAGGGAATTCCCACTTCTTTAATATAAAAGGAAGGGGAGCTAATGTTTGGCACATAGACGATTTTGAAACACAGATCGAGGTGCATGAACTTCCTACCTTTGACGAAAGAATAATTTAGTGTTAAGCAGTAAGGCTCAGATTATATTAGGACCGCCAGGGACCGGCAAAACCAGTACATTGCTAGGACTTCTGGAAGAGGAACTTGAAAGGGGGACTGAGCCCGAGCGCATTGGATTTTTTACATTTACTAAACAAGCTGTGCAAGAAGGCAAGAGCAGGGCTATTGCTCGGTTTGAAATTAATAAGAATCAATTACCATATTTTAGGACGCTACACTCGTTATGTTTTTTACAGCTAGGGCTGACTAAAGAAAGCGTACTAGGTGCAGCAGACCTCAGTGACTTGAATGAGAAGCTTAATCTACGACTGTCAGGTTCTTTCGGTTCTGAAGAAGGGCACATATCAGGGATATCTAAGGACGACAGGCTTTTGTTTATAGAAAACCTAGCCCGTATGAGACAGACGACACTAGAGAACCAGTGGCAGGACGTAGACGATGTAGTGGGGTGGTTTGAGCTAGAACGATTCGCTAGGGGGCTTAAACTTTTCAAAGAAGACAAATTACTTTTAGATTACACCGATATGCTCCAGCAGTTTTTAGAGCGGGGGGTAGCCCCTCGTTTAGATGTGATGTTTGTAGACGAAGCGCAAGACCTTTCTCCTTTGCAGTGGGCAGTAGTTAGGAAGCTGTGTGAGTCAGCTGATCGAATTTATATCGCAGGAGACGACGACCAAGCTATCTATCGTTGGGCGGGGGCAGACGTAGATTATTTGATTCGTAATTCTAAAGATGCGATGATCCTTAAACAGTCCTACAGAATCCCTAAATCTATTCATAACCTTGCCGAGCGTTGTATCGGAAACGTAAGCTCACGAGTGCATAAAGTATGGAACCCTAGAAAAGAGAAAGGATTAGTTAGGTGGGAAACCGCAGTTGAGTCTATTAACATGGAACAGGGGGACTGGCTAGTGTTAGCTCGCACTAATTATTTACTACAAGATGTAGAAGACCACTGTAGATCAGAAGGTTGGTTCTTTAAAACCAAAAATAGAACAAGTATTTCAGAGAAAAAGGTTCGTGCAGTTAAGTCTTGGGAAACGCTGCGCAGCGGTGGTCTTATTGCCATGACGGAAGTTACCAATGTCTTAAATTATCTAAAGGTTCGCGTACCTAACTCCCTCGCGGTTATCGACTTTGATAGTTTGATTTCGTTAAAACAACTACAGAAACACATTCCTATCCTTAAAGACGGATATTGGTACGATGTGTTCGAGGGGATCTCGGTAAAAGAGCGCAGTTACATACGCGCCATGCTTAGACGAGGAGAAAAGATCACAAAAGAACCCCGTATTCGGATATCGACTATTCATGCAGCGAAAGGAGGAGAGGCAACTAATGTGATTTTGCTGACTGATATCTCTTCTCGGGTATTTAAGTCATATCAGAAAAATCCTGACGACGAATCGCGGGTGTTTTATGTAGGGGTAACTCGTGCAAAAGAAAACTTGTTTTTAATTGAACCACAAACTCAAAAGTATTACCCACTATAAACTCCTTTACTTTCAAATAAAAAGTAAAGTAGAATAAACTACTTAGAAAGGAGAAATAAATGAATATATTCGTAACTGATCTGTGCCCCGTAAAAAGTGCACAAGAACAATGTGATAAACACTGCGTAAAAATGGTACTCGAGTCTGCCCAGATGTTGTCTACGGCTTGGCGAGAATATTCTGCAGAATATGCAGACGAACACGAACTATATAAAACCGCACATCTTAATCACCCCTGTAGTATTTGGGTTCGATTAGCTCGAGAAAACTACCAGTGGTTATACGACCACTTCATTGCATTGTGTAACGAGTACACACATCGTTACGGAAAAACCCATGCATCTACTAGGCTCACCGAGCCGTTAAAACAAATGCCATTTAAACCTGGAGTTGTTTTAGAACAACCATACGATTTCGCATTAGCGATGCCTGACGAGTATAAATCCGAGGATACTGTCTCATCTTATCAAAATTATCTAATGAATGAAAAACAACATTTTGCTAAATGGGAAAAAGACCCTAGCCGCAAACCAACATGGTGGAAAATATAATGGCCTCTATAAGAAAGATTCTTAAAGAAAACGCAAACAACAGCAAGAACACTCGCATGGATATTGCTAGTGGGAACATGCTAGGCAATTGGCGACCGGACGAGATTACTCACATGACTCGTTACGACAAAATATCCTCGCTGTGTATTGAGGAAGCGAAACTCCTAGGTCGACCGATTGATGTACTAGAAGCAGGATGCGGAGAGATCTGGGTGCTTAGAAACCTGTATAAAGCCTACACCGTTAAGAAATCTGACATTATCAATTCCTACACAGGAGTAGATATAGACCCTGCTTGTCTGAATGAGAAACAAGGATATAGCAGCCCCACTGGACTAGTTGAGGATTCTACTTGGTTCGCTAATTTTAACGGAAGGATCAACATACAAGACCTCACCGTTAACCCTGTATTTAATCTACCGGATAACTCGATTGATTTTTTCTGGACTACCGAAGTTATTGAGCACATGGGCAGCGAGTTTATCCAAGCATGGCTTGACGATGCCAACCGTGTGCTGAAGCCAGGAGGGTTGATTTATGTCTCTACTCCTAATCACGATGGCTCGAATAACAAGCTACCGGAAGACCACGTGTATGAATGGGGGTTTGAAGAACTAAAGAAAGAGCTAACCCGAGGGTCTCGAGAATGGTATCTACAATCTGTTGTTGGGACGTTTGCCCAGATGCCTAAGTTAAAAGCAGCTATGCATAAAGACAACGAGGACGGGGAGTGGCGGTTAATGGAAGACCAGTTTGAGTTACTGCAAGAACGCTACGGAAAACAGTTCCTTAGAGTAGTAGCCGCAACATTCTTCCCAGAGGTGTCTAACAATTGTGCTTGGATTTTGAGAAAACGAATATGAAATTTATTAAAGAAGAAATCGAACGCTACCTCTACTGGATAGAAGAAAGAGAGCGTATTCGGATTAAAAAAGAAGAGTTAAAACAAGACCCACCGTGGACAGAAGATCCAATTCTGAAAGAGTTCAAGTTTTGCCAAGTTTTTCGAGAAGATGACAGGACTACCCGTTGGTTTGCGGCTCATATAAGACAACCTTTGTCAGCCGAGCCTGAAGTAATAATGGCCACGGTTATCTTTAGATTCTTTAACCTGATAGAAACAGGTCGAACACTGCTTGAGAATAATCTACATTTAGAATGGAACAGAGAGAAAGCTATTGAAGAGGTAATTAAACAGCCCAAGTGGGTAACAGGGGCTTACATAGTAAAAACTCCCAACCGAATGAATAAAGTGACAGGAGTAGCTGAGTGTATTTCTCATATCTGGGTCGAGCGAGAGAATTTAATCGCCTCTTTAGAAAAGATGACTACGCTACAAGAAGCATGGCAGTTTCTCTTACAGTACCCATACATTGGCCCCTTCGTTGCTTATGAATTAGTTACGGATCTACGACACACCTATGTGTTAAATGAGGCCACCGACATCTGTACTTGGGGTAATCCTGGACCCGGAGCCATGAGAGGACTAAACAGACTAACAGGTCGCCCACTAGGTTTCTGTAAGCGCAGCTATGACTGGGACTTAGAGATGAGGTTGCTCTACGAAATTTGTAAAGAAAGACTAATCCTTCCTGGAATATCACCAAACGACAAACATTACCGAATGCCTTTTGAGATGAGGGAAGTAGAGGGGGGTTTGTGTGAGTACGACAAGTACACCCGTATTTTAAGAAAAGAAGGCCGCACTCGAAGCACATACGATTACTCAAAAAGACACCGTCCTTTAATCGAGGATTTAAAAACAGGAGAAAGCAAATGGGGAAGTTAAAACAACACATTATGGAAACTTCCGAACTCAAAGTGAAGTGGATTTTAGTCACATACGGGCAGTTCTTACAACAATGTATGAAAGATCACAGCATCCCTAGTACATGGAGAGATGCAATTACATGGATTTCTCAGCAACAAGTCCATGAACGCAGAGAAGCTCAACTTAGTCGTCTACAGATAGAACAGGTCTTAATCAACAACACGGAGAGTCTATATGAGGGTGATTAAAGCCAACAATATTAACGACGCTTTCGTTAAAGGAGTAGATCTGTTTAAAGGACAGACAAACTTCCGAAGACAGAAAAGCAGAAACGGGGATACGCTAGAATGTGTAGACCCAGTTACTACGGTGTATAAAAAACCATGGGAGAGAGTGCTATTAGAAGAAACTCGAGACGCTAATCCATTTTTTCATCTAGTAGAAGCCATCTGGATGATGGCGGGGTCTAACAACCTTAGACAGCTCACTCACTTTAACGCAGGTATGGCTAATTTTTCAGACAATGGAGAATTATTAAACGGAGCCTACGGATATCGGTGGAGAAAACAGTTTGATCATGATCAGCTGCCTACCATAATAGAAATGTTAAAGCAAGACCCTGACTCGCGTCGAGTAGTTTTACAGATGTGGGATGCTGTTCATGATTTGAATAGCCCAAGTATTGACATTCCTTGCAATACGAATATCTACTTCAAGGTTAGAGACTACGAGTTACAGATGACCGTGTGTAACCGCTCGAACGATATGATCTGGGGAGCCTATGGAGCTAACGTAGTACATATGTCAGTTCTCCAAGAATACATAGCAGCGTCTCTCGATCTACCGATGGGTAAGTATTATCAGATTAGCGATAGCTTTCACATTTACGACACAGAGCAGTGGAAAACGATTAAGAATATAGATTTTGATGTGTTTTCTCAAGCAGTCCCTATGCACTATCCAAAAGATTTAATACCTGTTGTGGATGAGTACACCACGTTTACGCAAGACTGTAAGTATTTTCTAAACGTGTTACCCACTGGCAAAGAAACCCAACTTGAGTTGAGCCACTGTGAGTCTATTAGTTGGAGCAGTTTTAAAAACCGCATTTTCCCATTGGTGCTTAGACCTATGATTAAAGCATTTACTTACCACAAGATGAGAGATTATGAAAACTGTTATAAACAAATTGAAAATATTCAAGCAGAAGATTGGAGAATGGCGTGTACTACGTGGATCACTAAGCGAAAAAGAAACTGGGAGCAAAAACTGGGGGTTAAAAGAAATGGCTAGTAAATGGGGAGACATAAAAGAGATCGCACAAAACGATCTACATAGTTTAATCGAGTCTGAGAAATCTTACGGGGATTCGTGGAAGCGTAGAGGCGGGACAGGAGCGTTTATGATGCTCGCTCGTAAGTTTGATCGCATTGAGCAACAGAGCAAAGTTTGTAATTACGATATTTTTGAGGCAGGGGGTAAGTATAACGGGGAAGACGGTCTCTTAGACGATATCGGAGACCTACGGCGATACTTACTTCTAGTAGAACACGAGATTAGATATGATGATCCAGACACAGATACCACTAATAACACCAGAGAGTAGTTGGGTAGCCCCCGATGTTCTGCCTCGGTTCGATGAAAACGAGCTATTAGCTGTCGACCTAGAAACGCACGACCCTTCTTTGCGGCAACGCGGTCCTGGGTGGGCGACAGGCGATGGCCACATAGTGGGTATTGCTATTGCCTCTGCTTCATGGAGCGGATACTTACCGATAAGGCATGAAGGCGGGGGGAACTTAGAGGAAGAGATAGTAATGCGTTGGTTAAAACGCACACTAACAAACCACAAAGGGTCTTTAATCTTTCACAATGCGCTCTACGACGTAGGTTGGTTGAAGCGTGAGGGGATTGAAATAACGTGTCAGATCTACGATACGATGTTCGCAGCTCCTTTATTAGATGAGCACCGACGAGGCTACTCGCTTAACGCGCTAGGCAAAGATTACTGTGCCTCGGAGAAAGACGAGTCTCTCCTAGAAGCCGCCGCTAAATCTTGGGGAGTTAACGCTAAGTCTGGACTCTACGCATTACCTGCGAAATACGTTGGACCTTACGCAGAACAAGACGCAGTTCTTACTCTACAATTGTGGAACCAGCTCTACCCTCGGATACAAGAAGAAGGGCTTGAGAAGATTTTTAAACTAGAATGTGACTTGATTCCATTACTGATTGCAATGCGATGGAAGGGTGTTCGGATTGATACTAACCGAGCAGAACAAGTAGCTGAAGAGCTGTCGAAGAAAGAGCAACAGATACTGGTCGAGTTTAAGAGAAAGTACGGCACTACGGTAGAGCTTTGGGCTAACGCCTCGATTCAGAAAGCGTTTGATGCTAACGATATTTGGTATCCACGCACCGAGAAAGGAATGGCAAGTTTCCAAGCACCTTGGCTAGAGGCTCATGACCACCCTCTACCTAAAATGATTGTAAGAGCTCGGAAGCTGAACAAAGCTCGGACCTCGTTTATCGAGAAAATGATACTAGGCCACCAAGTTAACGGTCGGATACACGCAGAAGCTCACCCTCTTAGAAACGACTCGGGAGGCACTGTAAGCGGTCGATTTAGCTACTCGAACCCGAATCTACAACAAGTTCCAGCGAGAGACCCAGAATTAGGCAAGTTAATTCGGTCACTCTTTATACCGGAAGAAAACGCGATCTGGGGGGCTTTCGACTATTCTCAGCAGGAACCTAGATTAACGGTGCATTACGCGTATAAGATGGGCTTACGGGGGGCAGAAGACGCGGTTAGGGCTTACTCCGAAGAAGGAGCGGATTTCCACCAGATCGTAGCCGATATGGCTAATATCCCTAGGAAACAAGCAAAAAATATCAACCTCGGACTGACCTATGGCATGGGTCATACGAAACTTATTAAAGAACTTGGGGTAGAGGAAGACGAAGCTCGTGCTCTACTCGAGACGTACCACCAGAGAGTACCGTTCATTAGAGCGTTACAAGATCAGTGTGCTCGGGTGGCCTTAGAGCGAGGACATATAAAAACACTCGGAGGGAGAAAGTGCAGATTTGACCGATGGGAACCTGTCCATGGGGATGGATTACCATTAGAAGAATCGGAAGCACGAGATCTCTACGGGAATGTTCGACGCGCCTATACCTATAAAGCACTGAATAGGCTAATTCAAGGTTCAGCAGCAGACATGACGAAAATTGCGATGTTAGACCTTTGGAAAGAGGGATATGTTCCTCATTTACAAATCCATGACGAGCTTGACTACTCGGTCGAATCGGAAAAAGAAGGTGAATTTATTATGGAAAAAATGGCAAACTGTGTGGATCTGTCAGTCCCACTAATAGTAGACGCAGAGTATGGGAAAACATGGGGAGACTCTGCAGAATGAGTAAAGGTATTAGTGACAAAAAGAAAGAAAAGAATCGTCGACTCTATCGGAAAATCTACGAGGAATATTCTAAAGGAAACACCACCCTAGCTTCACTCGGAGAGAAATATAAGTTGACTAAACAGCGAATTTGGCAGATTGTAAGCCGATCGAGACTAGGAGGTGGGGATTATTTCTACAGAGACTGAAGATGAAGGAGAGATAAGATTTAAAAAATGGATTAATCTTCTTAAGAATAGTGGATTTGATGACCACATTGAATATTTTAATTGGAGAAACCCTGTTATCTATAAACAAAGAGAAGCAGGGAGATCTTTTAAAAATATTGGCGAAGATCATGGAATTTCTGCCACGAGAGCAAGGCAAATTTACATAAAAGAGCAAAAAGTGAATTTAAAAGATGCCTAAAGAAGCACGACTCTGGAATTCGTTAAAAACCAGCCTGAAGAACCAGCTTCATTTACAAAGAATCGAAACGGGGATTACCGCAGCAGGAGTTCCCGATGTCAACTGCTGTTATCAAGGAAGAGAATTCTGGATCGAACTTAAGTCTATCAAAGGAAACCAGCTGACCTTGAGTCCCATGCAGATTTCATGGATGGCAACCAGAGCTAAGTTTGGAGGGACGTGTTACGTCTTGGTACAAAAACAGAGAGAAGTAAAATTATTTAAGATAGTAGACCTAGCGCAGCTAAAAGAATTGACGTGGAAAAGCGAGCCATTACTCCATTTAAAGTCTCCGTACGAATGGGAACGGCTCTTAAAACTCTTTTAAATTCTTTTAGTTTACTCCTTTACTTTCCAAAAAGTCCCCCCGTATACTTATAAAGGTAACGCGGCACGCCGCTTACCAAAGCCCCGAAAGGGAACAGAAAGTAGAACAGGAGCATCCTTATGGTTGCAGCAGTAGAAACGATGGCGTGGACAGGTGATGTCCCATGGCATGGCGAAGGCGTAAAAGTCGACGCTAACCTAACGCCTAAAGAAATGATGGTTGCGGCAGGACTTGATTGGTCTGTTAGCAAACGTCCAGGATACACAATCGACAGCCCCGTTTACGGGGACGATTCTGGGTTAATCCAAACCCCCAACAGTAACTTTATTGTTAGGGATACGGACAACTCCATCCTAGGACATTGCGGAGCAAACTACCTACCCGTACAAAACGAGCGTATCTTCGACTTCTTTCAGAAGTTTGCTAAAGAGACGAACGTCACGATGGAAACTGCCGGTAGCTTACGCGGCGGCAAAGACATCTGGGCACTCGCTAAACTGAACGGTGGGTTTGAGCTTCCAGGAGGAGACGAAATTAACGACTACCTCTTGTTTAGACAACCTCACGAACCTGGACATAAATTACTGGTACGCGATACCGAAATACGAGTTGTGTGCAATAACACACTGCAATTCGCACTAGGTAAGGAAGCTAAAGGCGAGTTCCGTATGAGCCACATTCATGACTTTAATGATGATATGGCTAGGGAAGCGGCTATGGCAGTTGGTCTTATGAAAGAAACGACAGCTGAGTTCCAACAAACAGCTGAGTTCTTGTCCAAGAAGAAAGCTCAACACTCCACCGTACTAGAGTATGTGGCTAGGATTTACCAACCTGCAGTATACAATGAGTATATAGAAAGCCGAACCCTTAAAGCAGACGGCAAGAAGGTTGGTGAGATCACCCCGTTACGAGATGAGTTCAGCAAGTTTTCGAACTTAGTAGTTGACGCGTTAGAACAATCTCCTGGAGCAAACTTAGCTTCAGCCAAGGGTACTTGGTGGGGAGCGGTTAACGCAGTTACCTATGTAGAGGACCATATGCGTACCGGCGAGAATAGAGTTTACAACGCTCTATTTGGTGATAGCTCTAAGCGTAAGACACAAGCTCTTGGGCTTGCAGTTGACTACGCAAAGGCAGCTTAATATGGGAGAAGTAGTAAAACTTCACAACCATGTTGTACTAGATCAAGATCTTATCAGTAAAGTCTGGGCAATGGTGAACTTTTTACGCAAGGGAGGGGAGTCTTCTCTCCCTTTGCGTAACGATGCTGAAATATTAGCAGAGATCCTTGCGCTTAAGATGTACGACCAAAATTGCGGTCTGTCCGACGAGTTTGCTGAACAAGAAGAGATACTAGATGAATGGGCGTCTCCGATAAGAGAACGTATACATAATCCGATAGGGGAATAAAATGATTGATAATGAATGGGAAGATGTCGAGTTAGACACCGATATCCCTATACCGAGTGATACGAGAGGTGCTAGAGGTAGTCGATACCCTTGGCCGATATTCAAAAAAGGGAACTCTAAGTTTTTTGCGCCTGATGACGACAACGACACATCTAAGCGGTTAAAGAACCGACTAGATCAGTCTTGGCGTACTCACAGTAAGAAACAAGATCCTGTTTGGACTTTTACTTCTCGTATTATTTTAGAAGAGAATCCTAAAACCAAAAAAGAATGTAGCGGGGTCCGAGTTTGGAGGACAACATAATGGATAAACAAATAGAGAACGCAATAGAAGATATAGACAAAATTTTAGAAGGGCTTCGTCTTTTGACAGATGCCATAAAAAATGATGTTAAACTTTTAGAACTTTCTTTAGATGACCTAAATGGAATTCTTTATCCAGAGGAAGAGTCTGGGCCTACGTCGGCATATGTCAACCAAGACCCAGACCTCAAGCATTAGTCCTTTACCTTTAGGTAAAGAAGTAGTAAAGTAGTAAACCGGCTGTTCTTTAGAGCAGCTTTAAATAGAAAGTAGAACGGAGAAATACTATGGCAGTAGCATCTGCAAAAAGCCCTTCGGCAACGAAGGCAAAAACTGCGCCAGCAAAACCTGTTGGTAATAAGAACGGCATTCCTGCCCCCACGACTGAAAAGAGCGGTAGGGCACTACAGCGTTTTGTTTACACAGGTAAAAAAGCCGAGGAGCTAAAGCCACCGACACCTCAGTGTCTAGCTTTAATTCACGGTATGTCAGGGGACATAGAGTCTAAAACATTTGATGTTAAAGACTTTACGTTACAGCTGCTCGTAGACTTGTGTGTTGAAGAAGGTGTCTTAGCGATGCCCAACACGAAGAAACCTGAGAACCAGAAAAAACGAATAATTGCTTGCTACAAGCAACGGTTAGTCGAGGAGGGTTTCATCAAGCGGATCGGGTAACAAAACACGTGGAAAGGGGGTTTCGGCCCCCAGACCACTTTATGGAGAATAGAATGAACCAAGCACAACGAATCCAAGCAGTTAGCCAAGCAGCGGCTAAAACAACCGACCCAAGAATGAAAGAGTTTTGGGAACGAACAAAGCTAACGATACTGAAACAGCGTTAAGCAATGGGAGGGAGAATGGAGTATTTATTATTTGGACTGTCTGCAGTAGTCTACCATAACCTTGGAATCGAAACAGCAGTAGTGTTTTTTGTAGTACCCCAAGCCATAATTTACCAGTTTCTACAGAAACGAAACAAGACTAGAATAGATGGAGGTCTGAGGTGACTCCTCCGCGAACAGACTCCCCTAACCTGTTCTTGTCACCAAAAACACAGTGAGCTTGACCCACTTAAGATCGAAACGGGTCTTTTTTAATTCTTTACCCCTACTGTTTTTACTCCGCTTTTTCGCGGGTTAAAATATAGGGTAGCCGCGTATTAGCGGAATTTAGAAAGATAGAAAGGAGAAAATATGAAAGAAGTCTACGACGAAGTTCTTCATATGAAGGCCGAAATAATTGGAGACGGAACAGGTATCACGGTAGTTCGATACAACGGTAATGAACACAAGTACACCCCTGAGTTTCGCAGCAAGTTTGAGACGGAACAAGAGTTCTTAGATATGGTGTTCAATGATTTTTACGAAAAAGAAGGTAACGAGCTAGACATACTCTACGAACAAATGGACGGCGATGCAACAATATGCCTAAATTGTTCAGAGTGGTTTAGTTTTGATAAACCAGATGAAACAAAATATAACGCAGTAGAGTGTAGCAAGTGTGGCTGGTACATGCTGCTTTCGAAAACTCTACCAGAGATCCCTGAACATTTAGCTAAAAGAGTGACAACAGATTACGAAGAGTGGAAGTAAAAGGTGCCTCATCAAATCCGGAGAGTAGTGGCGTCGGATGGGTATTCCTCACAGGTCCAACACAGAGAAATCTGTGTCTGTGTTAAGCCCCCCAATGCAGTATGTTGGGAGAGGTTAAAAAAGAAATGATGCTGTACGGTGGCACCGGCACACTGATGTAAAGGTGAGTGTGTTTTGTAATTTGCTGTCAATTGTTTCAACCACTACATTATTAACTAACAAAGGAAAAAAAATGAAAGAAGAAGAACTTACATTAAAAACTCGGATAAAAACAATCCAAGCAATCAACCTGCTCTGGACTAAATTAGCCGACGATCATGGACCGGAATACCTAGAAGATGAGAAAATACAACAAGCTTTTGATACCCTCGGATCGGCTTTACAGGCTGAGATGGTGAGTACAGGATGGGGTTATTTTGTACCAAAGGAAGAGATGTAATGGTAGAGATAGCGCAACCAGTCGACATACTAGCGACAAGACGAAACGGTCTATGGGAATTCAAGATCTACGTCCCAGAGAACCAGAAACCACAAGAAATAATAGTCACTCGAGAATTCAGTCACGGCTGTGAACGGGTAGGAGAGTGGCTCGACAAAGGAAGAGCTGATGGAAACTATGAATGAAAAATGTGAAGATTGCGATGTGCCTCTAGTTTATCAAGAACAAGATATGCACAGCCACGACACCGGCGTAGGAGTTCAACACTCAGTTTACGCAGAAGAATTGATTTACTGTCCTGAGTGTGAAAAGACGTACAGACCGGAGGAATTCGAATTAGTAGATTAGTAACTCTTTTTAAGTTCTTTACCCCTACTGTTTTTACTCGCGGTAATCCCCCGTTAAAATAGGGGTAGCCCCGCGTTTAGGCGCGGGATTTTAACCAATAGAAAGGAGAACGTCAATGGATTACAACCACTTGTTTAAACTGGCCGAAGAACGGTTTTACAACAAGATCAAAGACCCAGAGGAGAGGTTCGAGTCATGGGCTCAGCACAACACTAAGATCGACCACCTTGGAGGAGCTTTGCTGATGCACCTAGATCGAGGATTTGCAAAAGAACCAGAATCTACTTACTGGATTTTAATGGAAGACGGAGATAGCTGTGAGTCTGATAAAGACAGTTACGATAACCTAAATGAGATGCTCCTAGAGTGGAGCAAGACAAATGCCTAGACGATATAAACCAATCAGCAACCGCAAGGTTGCTCGACCCGATCGACCTCTCAGACCCTCGGAGCCTGTACCACAGGCTCTACGAGAGATTAATTACCCATCCCACTTTTCGACTAAGCCCTGCTCGACCTCTCGACCAGAGCGGCACTCTACTGAGGGATATACCATAGCACCGGCGTATAACAAGGGAGCGTACCAAGTTATATCGAAAGCCGACATCATCTACATAGGAAAATAAGATGCATATTAAACCAAAATTTTACGAAGCACCACAGGAAGACATTGTGGGTGAGCTAGTTATTAGAGAGGATGTACCTTTTCCAGAAAAAACCCAGAAAAGAAAAGGTAGGCCATCTTCTCCACACACACGTGTGATGGAAAAGTTAAAACTAGGCCAATCTTTTGAGACTGGCCCGTTTTCGCACGAGGAGGCCAAAAAACAATCAATATCATTGAGTAACACTGCAGCCAACACACACAAACGAAAATATTTCAACCAACAGTGGAGGCTTAGAATATCGAAGCGTTTTGACATAGACACCGAAGAATATTTCGTAGGAGTTTGGTGCGTCGATAAAGATTCATTTAAAAATATGACAAACACAGGAAAATAAGATGGATATAAAAGAAGCGTTACGGATTGTAATAGACAACGTAGAAGTTAACGGTGACTACAATATCGAAAGAGCAATTACTGTCGTAGAGGATGCATTGCAGCTTCTACCAGTGATTAGTTTCGGAAACGGACAACCGTTTTATTACGTCGAAGAGTACGACGACGAACTACATCCTGAGTGGGTTCGACGCGAAGCTCTACACTCTAACCAACAACAATAGGAGAAACAGATGAAAAATGAATGTGTGATTTGTAAAGGCGAGATTGAAGTACAGAAAACGCCCGAGGGCATAGTGTTCTGGAGCGACGGGCATAACGCCGCACCAGTGGCCGAAGGGAGGTGCTGCAGCGATTGTAACTACTCAGTAGTTCTAGCAGCGCGACTTGGAAGAACATTAGGAGCCAAAAGTTAACTCTTTTTAAGTTCTTTACCGCTACTGTTTTTACTCCGTTTAATCGCGGGTTAAAATAGGGGTAGCCCCGCGCCCGTAGGCGGGATTTTATTAACCGATAGAAAGTGAGAAAGAATGAAAAACTTAAAAATTGCCGATTTGACCGTAGCCGAAAGACTAAAAGCAACCCCTGAGTTGATACACATTCTGATGCAGGTGACTGCAAAAGAGGTAGAGAACTCACCCAACCGCGAGCTGACAGAGCTTGAGTTAGGGGATAGCGACCCGTGGGGATTTGGTGATAAGGCTATTTCACCGGCTAGAGTCGACTTGACTATGTTACGCAAAACTAAGGCGATGGAGCCTGGAGATGAGATCGTATTAGTTTTCAGAGACGGGACGGGAAGTACGAAAGTTGTAGGACTGATATACGACGGCCACGGACACGCATACACGGTTAGCTTTATCTGAGTAGTTCTCCGAGCGGCCTTACGAGGCCGCTTTAAGAAACACTTAACCAATAGAAAGGAAGAAAGACATGAGAAATGAGTATGAACAACTCTTTATAGAGGGACCAGAACTTATCAAGCATTACCTGAGCGACGAGTTCTGGGTATTGAGTGACCCTGCCGATTGGGGGGTTATCGAAAAGCCTAAAGAAAAAGAAATTGGAGATCTTAACTTACACGAACTAAGACCTACCATAGAAGAGTTCGTGATTGACTTAGCTAACCACCGAGACATCACCGATGTCGACCACAAAAACTTCGGACCCGTCGAAGTAGTTACATTTCACTGGCACAACCCTCGCGGAAAACAATACCCAGGAATGCATTACAAATTCGACGTGTGGACGAACGGACCCGCTACATACTATGAACCAATACGTTGGTACGATACACCGTATTCAGGATAGAGTAGTTCTCCGAGCGGCCTTCGAAAGAAGGCCATTCCAAGAAACACTTAAACCAATAGAAAGGAGAACGACAATGGATAGATCAGACTATCACTCAACAATCATCATGCCATTCCTCAGGGATTACTACAGGTGGCCCGATGACATTGCAACACGATACGCTGGCGCGATGTTCGAAGCACACCAACTAGTGTGCACTACAGACACTGGTGTATTGATGGATATGCGAACGGCTATGCCGAACGTATTTGACATGGCGATCACATACAGTTTTGTGAACCCCTACGTTGCAGAACTTACCGAAGGCTGGGTGGAAAACATCGGCTTCGAACCAATACAGACAATCGCTTGGAAAGACGCTCGACAAGCGTGGCTGAACGATTTGCTAGACTACGTTAAAGACCGGATGAACAAGAATCCGAAGTACCGCACTTACGATAGCGATGAGTTTCGCGAGTTCTTTGACGAGTTCAAAAACATTCCAGGAAAACACCGTAACGAGTTTATAGTTACAAGTGACGGAGTTCTACTAGGAGAAGAACCTGCCTTGGGTGAGGTTAACGGTTGATCAAGACGCCGCAACTATCTTAGGGACTCAAGGCATCCTTTAACCCTGAGATAGACTTGATAGCCTCAGTTCATTTGGCAGTGGACTGGGGCTTTTTTATGCCCAAAGACGCTATTAGATATTGAGTATATTGTTCTGTGAGAGATTTAACTTTTTTTTAAAAAACTAACAAAAACGACTAATAGATCAATAGAAGTAATAGAATCAGAGTGAAAGTCTCTAGGACAGTGGATAGTGGTGAGTGACGAAAGTAATAGAAAAACTATTAGTTATTAGATCTGTATAGGAATATAGGTAAACAGGCCATGAGAAAACTTTAAGTTTTAATAAAAAAGATTAGATATATAAATTATACTTCACCCAGTTGAAACACTCGGAATGACTGGATGAAAGAACTCAAGTACACCCCGATGGCTCCCACCGACGACGGTAACGGCTACCTAGATCCCGATGGTAAGACGTGGCAAGACCTCAACCCGAAACAAAAGAAATTCGTAAGGGAGTACGTTAAGGGACAGAACGCCACCGATGCAGCTGTAAAAGCAGGGTACACGAAGAATCGTAATGCAGCGAAGCGACAAGGCAGTGTGTTACTTAATCACAACCCACTAGTGCGAAACTACCTAATTGAGCAGGAGATAGAGGCCGAGGAAAGAGAGAAGGTTTCCATGGAGAGCCATCTATCAGCTCTACATGATTTAAGAGAGGAAGCTCGAGACCAGGGACAGATTAACGCAGCCATTACAGCAGAGATTCATCGAGGGAAGGTCGGAGGGCTTTACATTGATAGAAGGGAGGTTTTGACCGCAAAGATCGACGGATTAAGCAAGGATCAGTTGATCGATCGACTGAGCGACTTGATCAGCAAACGATTACCACGAACGATAGAGGGAGAGATAGTCAGCTCTACCTGAGTCTACTCTACTCTACTCTACTCTACTCTACTCTACTCTACTCTACTCTACTCTACTCTACTCTACTCTACTCTACTCTACTCTACTCTACTCTACTCTACTCTAC